GGAAGAACTATCTTCTGTTCGCGATTCTCTATCTGAGCGTGTAGATGCTTACCTAGAGTACGTAGCTGACGAGTGGATGGCTGAAAATGCTATTGCCGTCGAACATGGTCTACGCACCGAAATGACTGAGTCATTCCTAGAGGGTATGCACTAACTCTTCGCTGAGCATTATGTCTCAGTTCCTGAAGAGCGTTTCGATGTAGTTGAGTCCATGGTTGAAAGACTTCATGAAATGGAATCAAAACTCAATGAGCAAATTGAGCATAATGTATCTCTAAAGAGTCGCCTAAGTGAGGCTGTTTCTGAGAATATCGTTGCTGAAGTATCTGAAGGACTCGCTGAGACCCAGAAGGATAAGCTCGCTGCTCTTGCAGAAAATGTTGAGTTTGATAGTGAAGAAGGTTATCGCGCAAAGCTAGAGTCACTAAAGGAGTCATACTTCACAAACAGTGGCGCTACTACAACCGCAAGAAATAGTGTCGAGGACCTAACAGAGGAAGTCGGTACTGGGGAAGTCAAGCCTGAGTATTCTGCTCAAATGCAATCACTAATTGAGCAGCTCGACAGATTTTCTAAGTGAATTTTAGATCATTAGATCAAACTTAAATTTTTTCAACAAGAGGTTAATTCCAAATGTATAACAACGCTAACGCAGAACAACTAATGGAGAAGTGGTCTCCAGTACTAGACCACGGCGATGGTATTGCAGACGCTCATAAGCGTGCAGTAACCGCCCAACTCCTAGAGAACCAAGCCGTAGCTCTACAAGAAGAGCGTGCTTTCCTCTCTGAAACACCTATCACAACCCAGTCCAACAACGCTGTAACACCTCCTGGTGCTGGCGCTGATACTGCTGGTTTCTCCGCTGACGCTAACGCTTCTGGCGCTGTTGCTGGTTTCGATCCCGTACTAGTCAGCCTAATCCGTCGTTCCATGCCTAACCTAATGGCATACGACATCTGTGGCGTTCAGCCCATGAACGGTCCTACCGGACTAATCTTCGCAATGCGTTCACGCTACGAAGGTCAGGCAGGTCCTGAGACCTTCTATGATGAAGTAGATTCCGCATACTCCGGTCAGCCCGGTGCTCTAGGCGAGTACGTCACTGACGGTCCTGCTGGTGGTCGTGGCGCTGAAGTAGGTCTAGGTACCACCTCCCAGCGTGGTAACAACCCCGCAATCCTTAACAGCGATCCTGTAGGCGTAGGTTCTACCTCCTACAACGTTGGTCAGGGCATGGCTACAAATGATGCTGAAGCACTAGGTACCGAAGGTGGTCCTGAGTTCCGTGAAATGGGTTTCTCCATCGAGAAGCTAACAGTTACTGCTCGTTCACGCGCCCTCAAGGCACAGTACAGCATGGAACTAGCCCAAGACCTCAAGGCTATCCACGGTCTAAATGCTGAAGCTGAGCTAGCTAACATTCTCTCTTCTGAGATTCTAGCTGAAATCAACCGCGAAGTTATCCGTACAGTCTACAAGACTGCTGTTCCCGGTGCTCAGGCAAACGTTGCTCAGCAAGGCGTATTTGACCTTGACGTTGACTCCAATGGTCGTTGGTCCGTTGAGAAGTTCAAGGGTCTTATCTTCCAGATCGAAAGAGATGCTAACGCTATCGCACAGCAAACTCGTAGAGGAAAGGGCAACCTAATCATCTGCTCTGCTGATGTTGCCTCCGCTCTAACCATGGCTGGTGTACTTGATTACACCCCCGCTCTAAACGCCAACCTTAACGTTGACGACACCGGTAACCTATTTGCCGGTACTCTACAAGGCAAGTATAAGGTCTACATCGATCCTTATGCCGCTAACGTATCCAGTCAGCAATACTACGTTGCTGGTTATAAGGGTACCTCCCCTTACGACGCTGGTCTATTCTACTGCCCCTACGTTCCCCTCCAGATGGTTCGTGCCGTAGGTCAGGACAGCTTCCAGCCTCGTATCGGCTTCAAGACCCGTTACGGTATGATTGCTAACCCCTTCGCTGAGGGTCCTAATCAGGGTCTAGGACGCCTTGCTGTTAACAGCAACGTCTACTACCGCCGTGTACAGGTACGCAACCTAATGTGATCCATCACATCTATTGACGAG